TGTGTTCGGGCTGATTTTTTTGATGATGCAGTCCCGGCCTCCGGTATCTCCAGACTGGTATCTCCATTTTCTCTATTGGGCCGGTGCGGCGGTATATGGAATCGCGATCGGTTTGCTGGCCTCGGGAGTGTTTGACGCTTTTCACATCAAACAGAGCTAAGGCCGGGATATGGACATCGCAGACATCCTGACAGCTATCGGAAACATGGGCGGCCTGATCATGGGCCTGGTTTCGTTGATCGCGCTCCTGGTGGACCGCAAAAAGCGGGCCGCGGAGATCAAAAAAACCGACGCGGAGGCCAAGAACGAGGACTGTGACGCCGCGCAAAAGGTGAGCTCGGCAGCCGGCAATCTGGTGGAACTGTACGACCGGCGGCTGTGCGAGCTGGAAAAAAAACTGTCCGACCAGGAGGCGCACATCCGGAGGATGGAAGAAAAGCAGCGCCGGCTGATCACGCGCTTTACGGCGCGGATCGCGTATCTGATGAACGGGATCGACCAGCTGCTGCACCAGATCGTCAGCCTGCGGGCGACGCCGGAATGGACGCCGGATGAATGGACTCCGGAAGAGGATGAGGAAGGATGACACTGGAAACTTTTGCGAAAGGAATTTATTTGAAGAATGACACCGCGGATGCGGCCGCTTCGGTGGATTTTGATCTGCTGAAACAGGCCGGCATCCGCTTTGTGGTGCCGCGCATGGGCGACGGCGACGCGCTCTATGGAGCGTCCGGCTTCGGACATCTCAACCCGGGCGCGTTTGTGGACGCCGGTTTCGCGGCCAACGTACAGGCGGCCTACGACTACGGGATGGTGTGCATCCCGTGCTGGACGCTGCGGATCGATCCGGATTACCCGCAGGCCACCGGCTCGCCTTTCCAGGACGACAACCAGCTGGTGCCGTTTTTGTATGCGCTGAAAGGAAAAAAGCCCGGCGTGAGCTATCAGGCATTGATGGTGGAGATCGCGCGCGACGCGAACGGAGAGATCCCGGATACCGACAGCAACATGGCCGAGTATCTGGACCGGTTCGTGAGCTGGATTTATGAATGGCTCTCCATGCAGTACTACCTGACAGATTTCCCGATCTATGTGGCACTGGATAAAGAGACCTGGGAGTACGGCAGCCAGAGCGTGACCAACCTGATCGCGCATCCCGGCCAGGAATGGCCCTATATGCTGTTAGGTCAATCCGAAGTGGAATATGGTGGCGTGGATTGGGAGGCGCTCCCGGAACCGAGCGAAACGCTGCCGGTCTGGGAACCGGGGAATCTATCCGGTTATAAGAGCAAAAAGGGCGTGATCTGGGCGTATGCCGAGGTATTCGGCATCTTTGGTACAAAGACCGTTTCTTCCTGGCTGCTGCTGTTCTGGAACACGCCGGCGGGCATGGTGGAGAAGCTGGGCTACACCCCGCGCAACTGGTCCGGTGAGGATCCAAACAGCGGGGATAGCGTCCCGGACGGTGAACCAGGCGAGACCGTTACTGTGGATCTGTCTGCGCTGGTGGAGGCGATGGATACGCTCACCGCGCAGGTTGAGACTCAATTCAGCCTGCTGGAAACCATCCTGGCGAAGCTTAAGCTGCCGTGGTGGCTGAGGGGGAAAAACTGATGCAGAACATTTCGCTCCTGCAGAACACCTGGAACAAGGTTATCTACGGTTGGGACCTGAATCAAATCGGCCAGACGCTGATCGTTGTTCCGGACCTGAATCACTGGCTAAAAAATGAGAAGAATCCGGAGAAACTGAAGCTGTCTTTTGATCTGAACAAGTTCGCCGACCAGGTGGCGGCGAAGGGAGTGACCGACATCATTTTCAAGGCGACCGATGCCAACCAGGTGACCGGCGTGCAGTTTATGGACAAAACCGCGCCGTTCTGGCACTGGCTGGGCGGGCAGCTCGGCCTGCGCCGGGGCGCATACCACTGGCTGCAGTACTCGGTGGACCCAACCCTGGCCTGGGAGTACTACCGGAAGTTTCTGGATCAATACCCGTGCGAGTGGCCTCACATCATGGATTTTGAGGAGACCTCGGTGACCGACGCCAGCGATTATATCTGGCGCGCTCAGGTGTGGTTCAGCCACGCCAACGAGGATTGCGGCAAGCAGGCGCTGTGCTACACCGGGCTGTGGTATATCGACAAGCTCAAGGCGCTGCTGATCCAGGCGGGCAAGACCTGGATCGATAAGCTGAGCTGGCTGCACACGCAGCCGCTCTGGCTGGCGGCATACAGCCGGTACTGGCCGAAGACGTTTGTCAAGTTGTTTATGAGTTACCGAGTCTATGACAACAAGCCGCTGTGGCCCTGGACGGAGGCGGAGCTGGCGGGATGGCAGTATACATCCCGCGGGCATTTCCCGTATGAGGGCTATAACACCAACGAAAACGGTCGGAACTGGGGCTTTGACGGCGATGGGTTAGATATGAACTATTTCGTGAAGTCGTGGCTGGACGCGAATGTCCGGCCTGTGGGCGCTGTTCCGGATCCGGTGGAGCCTGCTCCGGTGGAGCCCGATCTGGCGACAGGCGAGCTGAATGATAGACAGAAGCTGGCCATGCTGTGGGCCGCGCATCCGGAGCTGCACTGATGCCGAAGCGTGCCGCGCGTCCATGCTCTCACTCAGGATGCCCGAACCTGGTTACCCGTCCGGGTACCTGGTTTTGCGAGGAACATTTGAAGGAGCGGCAGCGCAATGAGAGTACGCAGCGCCGGAAGGATGGGACCCATGCGGATTACGGATCCACATGGCGGGCGATCAGTGCCAAGTTTTTGCAGGCGAATCCGTTCTGCGCGTGTGGACGTCGGGCCGTATTGGTACACCACATTGTCGAGCGCAGAGATGGCGGAAGCGATGATTACAGCAATCTTAAGGCGATGTGTAAATCGTGCCACTCGCGGCTCCACGCGAGGTCCCGGGGAGGGGTCGGTGAAAAAAGATAGCCCCCTGTTCCTACCCCCAGGTTCCCCGTGGTAGTGCTGCTCTCTGATCTGTTTCGGGATACTGCACAGATGTCTGTGGCGGATGCTTGGCAGGCTTATGCCTGGCAGGATGGTTAGCTGACAAGCGAGCAGGCTGACGAGGCATTGGGTGATGCGGTTCGATGGTTGGTTGTCTATATAAAAACAGGATGATGATCTGGTTATCAGCTGACGATAGACAACAAGAGAAATGTTTTTGTAGTGCAGTTTAAGTGGTGCGATGAGAGTTTGTTCTGTGTTTGCAGTTTGTGGATGGGTAAGGGCGTCTAAATCTCTATCGTTGCGTATAGTAGGCGGCGACGCGGTAATCACGGAAAAACTCCCGCGAATTAGACCGGGTGGGGGGCGGTGAAAATGAGCAGGGTATGAAACCGGGTAGAACGCCTAAACCGACCGAGATTAAGAAACTTTCCGGGAATCCTGGGAAGCGAAAATTGAACACGGCTGAGCCGCAGTTCGATGTACCGGGGCGCGTGCCGTCGGCGCCGGATTATCTGACGGAAGAGGGGAAGGCGGTATGGCGAGACCTGGGACGGATGCTGCTGAAAGCCGGTCTGTTTACCTCGGTGGACAAATATGCGCTGGGAATGTTCTGCGCGGCGGCGGCGCGGTGGATGAAAGCAGAACGAACTCTTCAGGAAGCTGGACAGGATGATGTGATTATCTCTCCGATGACGGGCGCGCTATACCAGAACCCGTGGCTTGGCGTTGCGAATCGGGCATGGGACCAGATGCGGCGGATGTTTGGCGAATTTGGGTTGACGCCGGCGGAGCGATCGCGTTTACAGATGCCTCAAACTGAGGAGGAAAATTCTCTGGCTCAGCAATTGTTCTCGATGGTGAACTCGAATGATTGATTTTTCGTATTCGCGGTATGTGGATGACGTTTTGAGTGGCAAGCAGGTGGCCTGCAAGTGGGTGCGGCTGGCCTGCGAACGCCATGCGCGTGATCTGGAAACCTGCGAAGAACGTGGCTTCTGGTTTGATGAGGATACTGCGAAAAAAGCCATCGCCTTTTTTTATTTACTAAAGCACAGCAAAGGGGAATGGGCAGGAATGCTGATTCATCTGGAACCCTGGGAACAGTTCATTATTGCAATGATTTTTGGCTGGCGGCGTGATGATTCCGACCGTTGGATGGAAACTGATCTCAATGGTGTTGTTGAGGACTCGCGCGGTACGCGTCGATTTCGAAATGCGTACCTGGAAGTGGCGAGAAAAAATGGGAAAACATCAATCATAGCCGGGACAGGGCTTTATCTTCTATTAGCCGATGGAGAACCTGGCGCGGAAATTTATAGCGTTGCCACAAAAAAGGACCAGGCTGGAATCTCTCACAGCGAAGCGACGCGAATGGCAAAATCCTCGCCGGCGATCAGTCGAGAAGTCACAATTTTTCGGAATAACATTCACATTGTCGATACTGCCAGCAAATTTGAGCCGCTGGGATCTGACTCGGAAACACAGGATGGGCTTAACATCCACGGAGTGCTGGCGGATGAGCTGCACCGTTGGAAAACGCGGGATCTGTGGGATGTTCTGGAGACGGCTACAGGATCGCGGCGGCAACCGCTGATGATTGCGATCACTACGGCAGGTTATGACCGGCACAGCCTGTGCTGGCAACAGCATGAGTTTACGCAAAAGGTTTTGGAGGGTGTGCTGGAGGATGACACCTGGTTTGGAATCATCTATACCATCGACGATAACGATAGATTGGATGATGAATCGATCTGGGTCAAAGCAAACCCGAATCTGGGCGTTTCCAAAAAATGGAATGATATGCGACTGCTGGCAGCCCGGGCTAAGGAAATGCCCTCTCAGCTCAACGCCTTCCAGCGGCTGCACCTGGATATCTGGACGCAGTCGGAAACAAAATGGATTAGCTTTGAGCACTGGGCAGCATGTTCCGGAGCGGTTGATCCGCTGGGACTACGGGGGCGGAGCTGCTACGGTGGATTAGACCTTTCGAGCAACATCGATATTTCCGCGCTGCTGCTGGTATTTCCACCGGCCGCAGAATCTGATCCGTTCAACATCCTGTGCCGGTTTTTCATTCCGGAGGACGCAATCCTGGAGCGCGTACGCAGGGACCGGGTGCCTTATGACGTATGGGTGCGGCAGGGGTACATCACGGCCACACCCGGCGCAGTGATCGACTATGACTGGATCCTGCACCAGATCGATGAGGACGCGAAGGTTTTTGACATCCGGGAGATCGCGTTTGACCGGTGGGGCGCAACGAAAATTCAAACGGATTTGATGGATCGGGGCGGGGATGACTGGCTGGTGCAGTTTGGCCAGGGTTTTGCCAGCATGGCCGCGCCGATGAAGGAGCTGGAACGGCTGATTTTGGAGCACAAACTGGCGCATGGGAACAACCCGGTGCTGAACTGGATGGCGAATAACCTGGTGGTGAGGATGGACCCGGCGGGCAACCTTAAGCCGGATAAAGAAAAATCCATTGAGAAGATCGACGGCATGGTGGCGCTGGTGATGGCGCTGGACCGGGCACTGCGGCATGAACCGCCGAAGCGGTCCGTGTATGAAGACCGGGGACTCTCGGTGGTATAGGAGCGGATATGACAATTTTTGAACGATATCCCGAATTGAAAAACGTGGTGGTGAACCTGAAGACCGGCACGGTCTTCA